TGTTCAATCCTGCTTTTCGTTATCTTAAATTTTGGTCTTAATTTTGAGCCTTTTAACATCAACGCGGCTTCATTAAATACAATCCTTGACTGGTCACGCTTTACACCTGCTGTATATGCCTCGGCAACCTCGTTGTTTTTCGTACTGGTGTAACTTATCTCCATTAAACAAATGGCCGCGAGCTCTTGCGATTTCGCATTTTTCCTGGCAACCTCAATAAACATTTTTTTGAATCTTCGCCGACCGTCTTTCTTTCGTTTCCATCCGTATAGCTGACACAGATGAAACTGCTGCCATTCTGTCAAATTAATAGTCTGCCCCGCCAATTCACCTTTGCTGTGTCTTAGGTTTTTGAACCAGGACACAATCAATTCTGCCGCGGCCTCATCCCAAAAATATGGATAATACGGGTCGTTTGCCTCTCTTTGAAAATCTTTTAGGGCTCTTTCACAGGCCCATTTATGCTTTACGCATGACGGTATTTCGTCGTTTATACACTTTTTAGCATATCTTTTTATAATTTCTTTTCTTGTCATACTAGATGTCTCCAAATTCACCCTCTAAATCATCCGTCTCTTTTTTCACCTTTAATGCAGCCTGCTTCAGCCTAGTATCAATAGAAAGACCGGCCTTCATGGCAAAATTTCGCATCTGGTTCGCAAATGTATCCTGCACATTAATCAGAGGGTTCTTAACTGTTCCGCGCTCCGTTTCTACTGTCAGCGGTTTGTCTGCCAGTTCCATTGTTGCTCTCCGGTAGTATGAAAACGCATTGCAGTAACCAATAAGGGCGTAATAATCCAGGTCCCCGATTATCTCCATATCCTCTAAAATCTTCGTTACTCGCTTCCATTCTGCCCGGGCAATCTTGTCTATCAGGTCCTTTGGCGGTGAACCAGAGAAACAGGACCTCGGCCCGGTTGCCGCTTGGTTCTCTAACTCCTGAGTTGCAATTTCTGCCTTGGTTCTATGCCCTGTATGTAATTCAATCGGTTTTCGTGAACTCACAATGTTTCACCTCCATTTATTTTTGTTATTTTTCCCAAAAACGGGTTTATTTCGGAAATTTGCGCACGAATCCGGGACTATGGGCTTCAAGGGCAAAATGTTTTCAACATTTTGATGCCCCCCCGCCTTCAATCGCCGGCAGCTCGCGCCGCCGTCACCTGCTCCACAATCGCAAACAATTCTCTTTGTATATCCTCTTTATGTTTTGTCTTGTATCTGTATTCAATGCTCGCATGTGTGTCATCTGATAAGCAAATCAGATTATTCGGATTCAATCTCTGGCTCCAGTCATCGCTCAGCGGGATGATATGATGCACAGAAAAGCCAGGCCTCAATGCTCCCGTAGTATGTAGAACATATTGGTCTGTCCCATTGTCTCGTTCTATTATCTGCTGCCTCATTGCCCGCCACTCGGCGGATGCTCTGAACTGCTGAATCTTTTTATCTCGCCTGAATTTATTGTAGTCGCGCCGATAAGCCGGCTGGCATGAGCACCGCTCACCAACCGGCAGTATACGTCCGCATCTGCTACAGATTTTATTAATCATGCTATGCCTCCGAAATCGTAGCCGAAATCAAAGAGTGACAGCTGCTCGCCGCTCACATCTTCCTCTTCTTCCTTTTCCTCTGTTTCCTCTTCATGTGAAAAGAACAGTGCGTTCCTCTCCTTCACATACTCTTTCAGGATATCTTGTATAAGCTTCTTATTTCCCTTGTGATATAGTGCGTCAATCAATCTGTGATTCTCATGCGATACTGTAACCAAATTGTCCAGAGAACTCCTGAGTTTAGGTGCCTCTATCAGTTCCTCTATGTGGTGTACATCTACCCTCTTCGGGTATGTAATGCGGCCAGATATCAGATACTCCCAGACATCCATACGACCATCACGGGCAAGCGTCATTGCCCTTGCCGTTTTCCATTCCTTACTGTTATAAAAATCCTGGCTGCTCTTATATACCTGCTTTGCATTCAGGATTTCCTGACACAGCGCTGTGGAAATCTCATTCCTTCTTATAATTTGCTCCGGTGTTAAAACCGGTTCTTCGTTATTTCTTTCATAACTTTTCTCATAGTTTTTCTTCTTCATCCTTTCTCCTTCGTGCCTACGTCCGGCACACGCTTGGTCTAGCGTAATCTTTTTTTGATTATTTTTATTTACTGTTAATATGCAAAATAAAATAAATAATAAAAAACGGCTTGCCGCTGTGTATATCGGGCGGTTTCTGCCAGGGTCAGCTGGTCTGCGGGCCAGCTTTTCCATTGTGTACACCAACCACTGGATGTATAATAAAAAGAAAGGGGGCAAATTTTATGAGAGAACTATCAGAACTGATTGAACTGTTAGACTGGACTAACAACAGCGATTACAACTATCTTATAAGTAAAAAAGATGCATACCTTACACACCCAGATGATGATACCTTTTATGAACTGCAGGGCCTGGCTGCCGCCATATACTCGGATGCAAAGTTCGCATTCTCCTGTAATGAGATTACGCTCGATGAGCTGCACCTGATACAGTCTCACCTGCTCGGCGGTCTATATCATGCGCCGAAATAAAGATGTGCACCCTTGCGTGTGCATCTTTTTATTATGTATATCACGCAAGAAACAACACCGCATTCCAATCTGGTAATCTTGCTTTACCAGAATCACACTTTCAATCTGTCACAGACCAAAAGAGGAACTTTGAGTGCGAAAAATATTTCCAATAAATGTGCACACCTTTGAAAGCCATTTGCACACTTTTCTTTTTTTTCTGCCCGGATGGATTAAGTCCTCCTTTTAATGAAAGCCTGGCGGCTTTCGTCTCACAACACAGATTTCACCACCACAATCACCCCTGCCGGCTGGGCTGCTGCCGGTTTCTTCATAATGTACACACCAAAACAAGGGGCCGCATAACGAACACACAAAAGAAACCAGAAAGAAAAGCCGAAAGAAAATTATACAAAACGCACAAAAGAAACATTAAAATAAGAGAAAAAATATACTAAAGAGCCAAAAAGAGCAAAAAAAAACAGCCCCAACGGCTGGTATCATACCTGAACCGCTGAGACCTCGTCACGTAAGAAATGTAAGACTTTCCGCCGCAGATTTGGAGAGGCGGCGGGCGGGGAAAACCCGGCACGAATAGGAGGAATGCCCAAAACCCCACAGACAAGCGGCTTTTTAACGCCGCCGTCCTTTCGTCTTACACATATAATATGCCGAAAAAAAATAAAAATGAAAAATATTTTGAAAAAAAAGAGCTAAAAAAAAGTGCATACCTTTATTTATGTAAGGTCAGCGCGGCAGCGGGGTTCTGAGGCCGGCAGGCGGGGCCTGGGCGCGGCAGCGGGGTGTGTGCTGGCTAGTGTACACATAAAAAATCGTTTTTGCCAGCAAAATGCGTGTGCATACCTGTTTTAAAAGTATACATATAGGTATACACAATTTGAGTGCGGCAGCAGGATTTTGGGCGCGGCAGCGGGATTGTGTACTATATATACAGTACATAAAACCGCATATTTTATATGTATATATAGGTGTGCACTTTTTTATATATACTGCCGGCTGCTGCCCGCTCGTTATGTGCATACATATAAGTGTGCACTTTTTGAAGAGGCTGCCCGCATTTATAGTGTCCGGCTAGGGTGTGCACTTTTTTGAAGAAAAATAAAAAAAAAGAAAGAAAAAGAGGGGGTAAAGGTATACACAAAAACAAGCAGGAAGTGAGTCAGTATAGGTGTGCACTTTTTCGTATGTTTTGCCGGCAGCAATGCAGAACTTGTATGCATACGCTAGGGTGTACACTTTTTTTGATATACATATTGCGTTTTCCGGCATATTTTATGCATACGCTAATGTATACACAAAAACGCGGCGAAAATGTGTGTGCTAGTGTGTACACTTTATGAGGCCGGCAGGCCAATCTGGGCGCGGCAGCGGGGTGTGGACAGATATAAAGTGTACACATAAAAAAAAGAGTGCACACCTTTTATAGTGTGCACCTTTGGCTTTAATCGGCGGCGTCGTATGTATGCCGCAGAATGTGTGCATATACATCATTGATATATGTATGGATTTTATGTATGAATTCCGCATCCGGCAAAGAGGCATAATGGGATATAATTTTCAGTTCTTCGTATACGCTGGCGTCATCGTATGTACAGTATGCTCTCACCGCCTCTATCTCTGCATTGGTGACCTCGCGGTTATATAAGAGCATCTGAGACCAGTACACAACATTATATAACGAATATTGTAAATACTCCAAATCACAGTTAGTATCATCAATATCATAAATAACCTCCCTCAATTCTTGCAGCCTAGAATTTTTCAACAGTATAATATCGTGCTCAACGCTGTAAACCTCCCAAGACTCCAGCCTGGTGGCCTGCGCCATCATTCTCAAAGAGAGTCCGCCGGCATATGCCAGCTGCTCGCAAAGATTTATTGCCTCATCATGTTCCTCTTGCGTCATAATAAATTTGCCGTCTTTTTCGGTCATCGGTTACACCTCCCACTCACCACCGGGGGTGTCCTCTGCCGGCTCTTCCTCGTCCTCTTCATAATCTCTGTCATCTTCCGGCGTAATGTTTTCGGAGTCATAATGTTTAATCAGCATTTCGGCATATATACTATGCAGTACACCATAAGCGCGGGTCATGATTTTAACCTCGGAATCTTCCGGGCCGCATACGAAATCTGCCAGGAATTCATCCAGGTCTGAACCGTCAATATCGCAGATGAACTCCCAGAGGTCGTCATGCTCCTCTTCTGTAATTGCCCGACCGTAAATGAGGGCCTGTGATGTCTCTACAAAAGACATAAATTGGTCGTGTAATTTCTCCTCATTTATTGCTGCGCCGTGGATGCCGCCTCCAATTTCCAGCATAGTTTTACGCAATACATGCAGCAGGCGCCGGCGCTCCATATTCATTTCAGACTGTATCTCGCGGATACTCCATAACGGGATGCCGCTTGCATATGAAATCTGTTTGTATGATAGTGTACCAATTCGCAGCAATTTTTCAGCGGTTTTTGTTGCCTGGTCGTAATCCATGGCGGCCCTCCCTTAATTTGTTTAAAAACATTGAATTCATAAAATTATGAACAAATTCCTGTCCATGATACAGCAGCGTATAATCTTCACTCTCTGGATAAACTGGCAGCAGTGTAAGCCGGATATCGGCGGCGTCGTAATATTTGATATAATCGCGAATCTCTGCCTGTTCCGGTTCCTCACATACCTCATTATCAATCATCAGCCGCAGTAGCATTATAATCTGCAGCAGTATGTCCCGCCGGTCCTCGTCTGATATCTCCGGTTTTCGGATATCAAAGAGCATTTTTCGCAGTTCCTGCAGCAGCTCCCGGGTCTCGTGTGCCACCTCGGATATGAGTTCCTGAACCCGCTCCGGCGTGAGTCCACAACCGGCGGCAATGTCTTCATCAGATACTCGCCCGTCAAAAATCAGCCTGCTTGCAATTTCTTCGGCCGTTTTCTGTTCTATATCTTCACGGATACCCAATATATGTGCCCCCTTTCGTTTTTCTAACTCTATTATATCAACCGGGAAAAACTACAGCAAGCCGGAACCAGGGCATATATGCCGGCGGCAAAATTCGGCAAAAATTGCGGGGCGGGCCGGGGCTGGATTGCGGGCCGGGCCGGGCTGTCCGACTGTCCGACTTTTTCGGCGGCGTTTTTGTGGGCGGGGCGTCATGTGTCCGACTGTCCGACCATTTCGTCTGACTTTTATCCGTCCCAGGCTCTTAGCCTTTCAATTATAGACAAAATTACCGACTAAAACACTGTTTATCGGCTGTCGATAGACTAAGAAAACCTGCTTTGAAGGAAAAAACAACCGGGTTTCCGACACACACAACTCTTTCACTACTCGAAATTTTTCAACCTGTCCGACTGTGTCTGACTGTGTCCGACTACAAGTCAGACACTCAAATATCATAATTTTTATATTTTTACACAATATATAGTGTATTTATATATAAATATATCAATATATTGTATTATTATTACTTATGTCCGACTGTCCGACTAAAAAAATGCATTCTCTATATAGAAGAAAAAAAAAGAAAAAAAATATTTTTTATTTTTTTTATTTTCCTATATATATACGCTGTTTTTTATCTGGACAGGTCAGACAGTCGGACAGAAATGGCGCGGGGTCAGCAAAAAACGCCGATTCTATGCGGGTTTGCAGCTCCTTGTGCTAAAGTTTCCGTCAAAATGGCTAGTCGGACACAGCTGGACAGTGTCTGGCAATTGGACGCAAAAAAGCACCGCCGGCCGTTTTTTTCCGGTGGTGCTTCCTATATGTATCAATTAAACGGGATGTCCTCGTCTTTAATCGGTTCAACTGGTTTCTCTGGCTGGTTTTTGTCTGGTATTCTATCATCCGGGATAATGAATCTCAGGACGTTGATTCGCCTTCCCTGAATGTTAGAGTCTCGCTTTACGGTGTCGTCCCTGCTGCCCTCATACTTAATGAGTAAACCATTTCGCTTCAGGTAATCTTTGAATGCCCCCAGGCTTGCACCCTCTTCCTGTGCAATCTTTTTTAACTCGGCCTGAATGAACCCTATCGTTTTTACATAATCCTGCGTCTCTTTTCCATTAACCTCACGGGTTATAAGCTCTGACTCATATATGCCCCAGTATCCGCCGCGCATATCATCGCTGTCACTTGCCAGCCCCTCAAATTTTCCAGGGTTTGCATAAATTTTATCAATGATTGTATTATAGAATCTGGCTTCCTGCTTTACGTCGTCACTGTCTGCCATCCACTTAATAACCTCATCAATAGACAGTTGCACGTCATCATGGAACAACTCATTTTTTGCAATTTCATCTGTCGCTAGCAAAATTGCCGCAATATCAATCTGCTTATTAGTCTTGTCTAATCCTTTTTCTTTCATTTTTTTCGTTATCTTTTTTGCGTATCCTGTAACCATCTCACGAATAGCATCAACGCCCATTTTGTTCAGAATTTCAATGAACTTAATTCCGGCAAAGCCGTGTGTTCTGTTGAATGGCTCCATAATTTTATCAATATCTTCTTTTGATACCGGGCATTGCTCGTCTAACGTAATTTCATATAATCGGTTACTAACTCCGCCCTGTCTTGCCTGCTCTCTGATTGACTGCTCGGCTGCAATAAATGTTGCCAATTTCCAAAAACCAGGTTTTACAAGTGCTAATGTCTTTGTCGCCCTCTCTTTACCAAGGCCATTTGAAAAGAGCATGATGTTCTTATTGAATTTGTCTCGGTCTTTTTGCTCTGTTAAGAGGTTGTAATCATCAATGATTAGTGGGTAGCAATGCAGCGTGTCGCACATTGTCTCTGCTGCCGTATTCGTCATCAGCGGTGTTTTTACATACCCGCTGCCGTTCTCGTGGTGATAATCCCCAAAGAGTGTTGTTCCAATACTCAAAAGAAAACTTTTGCCGCAGCCTGTCGGGCCGTACATATTAAACACAAATCCGTTTGCATTTGTCATACACACAACCGGTGATGATAAAATTGCTGCTGTCATGAGATTAAATCCCGGCAGATTTTTCTTTCGCATCGCTTTGTATGCGTCCAGATACTCTGTCTCACTATAACCGGCATCCGCCTCATTTGGTGTGATTGCTGCCAGCAATCCAGGGAATTCTGACTCTCTCTCAAAGACAAACTCTTTTGACCTAAACGGCAAAATAATTTCTTTGTCTTTCATAATTGCCAATTTCCGGGATGACGGTATGCTCGGTATTGCGTGTCTCTTTGATGACTCCCTTAACATTGATGCCATGCAGTTAGTAAACGGGCGGGCCATATCGGTTGTGATATCTACACTGAATTTTGCCAGTTTGATTGCCTCTGTCGCATTAACCAGCATATCACGGGGGATAACGCGGCGCTGCCAGCCTCTCTCACTGTCATATGCAATCTCTACTCGGTCAATGCCGTCTCCGCCATCTATCGGAATCAGCAGTTTATTTACAACGAAAGGCCTTCCGCATGCCTCAACTAGTTTTGTAGTTTTTCCGACCTCTTCAATTTTGAAAATTCCGTTGTCATTTGCGGTCCATTCCTCTCCCAGGTATCGGTTACCGTCTACGAAATCCGGCAGATTCGTATACTCTGTCTTATGTCCCGCTGCTCTCCTGTTCTGCTCCTCCTGTCGTCTCAGGTCAGCCTCAGCAGCCTCTCTTTTTCTGGCCTCTTCTTCTTTTTCTTTTTTGTATTTTCTTTTTGCAGCAGTGCAGGTCTGTCTGAACATCGTTGCCAATGCCGTTCCGCCAAGGTCTTTCGCTTTCTGCTCTAACTGATACTGGATTTTTCGCTGTTTAATTTCATCTGTCATCAATTTGAACAGTGCTCGGTATAATGTATCATCCTGGAATGCATCGGCTGTCTTAATGCAGTCAATGCGTCCAGCCTCAAAACATCTATAGTATGTCCCGGATGCTGTCCCCGTTCCTGCTGCCGCATCATCTCCATTTTGATTTACGGCTTTCACATACTCGGCCTCACCGTCATCGTGAGGTATTGCAGCTGTCATACTTTCAGCTCCAGCTGCTTCCGCTCCTGTCATTATATTCGCCATCGTCGCCATCATTAACTGCATCTGCTCCGGCGTCATCTGTTGTATCATTTTCATCATATCTGTATTATTAGTCATAACTTTTTTCCTCCTGTTTTTCAGATTTTTTTTAAGATTTTTTTTTGTTCTTCTTTCTCAGGGTCTCGTCATCATATAACATGACGGATTTGAGATTCCTTGAAACTTTCCCGGGCTCTCCATCCTGGGTAAACTTACTGGGTAAAATCAATATGCTGAATTTTTAAAATTCTCAGCACGTGAAAGAAATTTTTTAATTATTTTTCTTTCATTATTAATATGCAAAATCTTTAGAAAAAAAAATCGACCATAAGTTAACTGGATATTTCGGAAATGTTACAGAAATATTAATTTCAGAGAGTTGAAGAAAGCCCCGGCGGTAACCACCCGCCAGGGCCTGAGTTAAATAAAATAAAAATAATTAAAAAAATAGAGAAATTGAAAATGAAATAAAAACAATCGCTGGCAGCAGGCACCACGCGGCTCTCGCCCGGGTCCTCCCTGCTCCATCATCTATAGTATGAAGAATTTTTTATAAGATAAAAAACGGGGCAGCATCCGCCGCCCCTTAAAGTGTAAAAATAAACCTAAAAGAAATATTATCCGCAAAAAATCTTTTCCATATT